GCGACCCGGCTTTGTGGCGCGACCCCGGCCCGGCTCACTCGGTGGTCGAACGCGAGGCGATTGCCAATATCGCCGCCGAAGCGCGGGCGCTGGCCGGACAGAAGCCGCCCGAAACGCTGGCGCAGGCGATGGCCCGCGAGTTTCGCCAGATCGTGCGCGAGGCCATGACCGAGGCCGCACAGACGCGCCGCCGCGATCTGCCGCTGCGCGAGCTGCACGCCCTGCGCGGCGTCACCGTCGAGGAAGTCGCCGGCCAGCGCATGGAGGTATCGCTCAAACACGTGGCCTAGCCCGGCTCACCCGCGTCAAGGGGGGTTTGTGTGGGATAATAAGAGTAGTGACGCTTCTCGCGTCCGCTCGCGCGTCGGCATGGTGGCGGCAAGGGCACTCCGGCCCGGCCAGTCGCAAGCCCCGGCGCGGGGCATACCGCTCCCCGCTCACGCGGGGCACGTCGGGAAGGGCCAGCTTATGCGCTGGCCCATTTGTTTGAGTGGAGACTTTCCCTATGTGGACGCGCTACAGCGACGAACAACGCGCCGCTGTGCTGGCCGCACTCGACGCCAACAACGGCAACCTGTCCAAGACAGCCCGCGATACAGGCGTGCCCAAAAGCACGCTGGTGGCATGGCGTGACAACGTGCAAACGCCGCCGTCTGACGATCTCCGCACCGAAAAAAAGCTGGAACTGGCCGATCTCATCCGCGCCGAACTGGACGCGATTTTTGAGACTATGCACAGCAAGCGCGACGGCGCGGACTACAAGGCGTTGGCGACGGCCGCCGGTATTTTGGCTGACAAGCTGCTGCTGCTCGAAGGCGGGGCCACCAGCCGTATCGAAATGAACGTCCGCAACCTGCCGCCGCTGCCCGAAGACACACTTGACGACATCCTCACGGACTGAGACGGCGTACCGGCGGGCGCAGGCGGATTTCACCGCCTTCAAGCGCATCCTGTACCGGCGCTATCTCCATGCGCCGCACCTCACCGCGCTTGACGCGGCGCTCACGCAAGTGCTGCGCTATGTCGAAACCGGCGGCGCGCAGGGCATCGGGCGGCTGATTGTCGAAATGCCGCCGCGCCACGGCAAGACGTTCACCACCTCGCGCCTGTTTCCGGCGTGGGCGCTGGGGCGCAATCCGCACTACCGCATCATGCTCGTCAGTTATGCCGCGTCGCTGGCCGATAAGAACGGGCGGGCGGCGCGCAACCTGATCGCGGGTGAGTATTACCGCGGCGTGTTTCCCGACGTGCAACTGGCCGCCGACAGCCGCAGCGCCAGCAGTTGGGATATTGCCGGGCATGAAGGCGGGGCCGACGCGCTGGGCATTGGCGCGGGCGCCACCGGCAAGGGCGCGCACATCCTGCTGATTGACGACGTGCTGAAGAACCGCGCCGAAGCGGAAAGTCAGACGTTCCGCAACCGCATTTACGACAGCTTCACCAACGACTTGTACACACGCCTGGAGCCGGGCGGCGCGGCGGTACTGCAAATGACGCGCTGGCACGAAGACGACCTGGTGGGGCGGGTGCTGGCGAACATGCCGGGCGAGTTCAAGCGGTTGCGCCTGCCGGCGCGGGCCGAAGCGGGCGATCCGCTCGGCCGGGCCGAGGGCGCGGCGTTGTGGCCGGCGCGGTATGACGAGGCGGCGCTGGATCGCATTGAGGCGGCGCTGGGCGCGTATGCGTTCGCGTCGCTGTATCAGCAGCAGCCCATGCCTGCCGGGGGCCGCCTGTTTGACGCGACGAAGATTGAGGTGGTGGACGCTGCGCCGGAGTGCGTCAAGACGGTGCGCTTCTATGACCTGGCCGTCACGGCCAAGCGCAGCGCCGATTACACGGCCGGGCTGAAGCTGGGCCTGCTGAGTGACGAAACGCTGATCGTGCTGGACATGTGGCGCGGCCAGCGCGAGTTGCCGGACGTGCATGAGGCGATTGTGCAAAACGCCGTCATCGACGGGCCGGCCACGCGCATCCGCCTTGAAGCGGAAAAAGCGGGGATTGTCGGGCTGCAATTTCTGCTGCGCGATCCGCGCATGCACGCCTACGCCGTGGACGCCGCGCCGCCGGAAGGGGACAAGTTCACGCGGGCCGGGCCGGTGGCGGCGCGTGTGAACGCCGGGCGGCTGAAGCTGGTGCGGGGCGCATGGAACCGCGCGTTTCTGGATGAACTCAGCACGTTTCCGGTAGGGGCGCACGACGATCAGGTGGACGCGCTCAGCGGCGCGTATGCCATGCTTGCGGCCCGCCCGATCATTCTGTTTGGGGCATGAGGTGGGCATGACGACGAAATCGGTACTGCTGGCGCGTGGCGCAACCAAAAGCATACCCCTGTCGGCCCTGACGCCTGACCAGTGGGGCGACCTGTTCGGCCGCCCCGACGTGGGCACGCCCGCCGCCTATTACCGCGTCCTGCCCCCGCTCTATGCCGGGGTCAACCATGTCAGTAACGCCGTCGGGTCGCTGCCCCTGCGCTGGCTGAAGGCCAACGGCGAAGCGACCGACGCGCCTGCGGACTGGGCGCAATCGCTCGGCGACCTGCTCAACGCCATGGCGGGCGATCTCATGCTCTACGGCGCGGCCTATGTGTTTCTGGGGCGCAGCGCGCGCGGGCGCGTGACGACCCTGCGGCGCATGCTGCCCACCACGATCAAGCCCGTCATCGACGCGCAGGCCGGGTTGACCGGCTTCACGCGCACGGCCAACGGGCGGCAGGTGACGCTCGCGGTGGGCGATCTGGTGTACGTGTGGCTGCCCAATCGCACCGGCGAAATCGGGCCGGGCACGTCACCCGCGCAGGCGGCGCTGGCCGCGGCGGGCGCGCTCACGGCCATTGACGAAGCGACGGCGTTCCTGTTCCAGAACGGCGCGATAAGGCCCACACTGGTGACGTTTGAAGGCATGGTGCAGGACGCCGAACGCCAGCGCGTGCAGGGCTGGCTGGAACAGAAGGTCGCGGGTATTCGTAACGCTTTCCGCCCGCTGGCGGTGGGCACGACGATCACCACGCAGACGCTGGGCGATAAACCCGGCGAACTGGCTATGCCGGAACTGACCGATAGCAAGTGGCGCGATATTGCGTCGGCGCTGGGCGTGCCTGAAAGCATCCTGCGCGCCAACGCCGCCAACTTCGCCACCAGTCACCAGGACGCGCTGAACTTCTACGATCTGACCGTCATTCCGTTGGTCAAGCGCATCCTGTCGGCGCTCAACGATCAAGTGCTGGCCGAGTACGGGCTGACGGTTGAAACCGCCGAGTCGGAACTGGAACTGTACCAGCAGGCGAACGGCGAACAGGTGACGGCGCTCGCACAGTTGTTTGACCGGCGCGTGATTACGATCAACGAACTGCGCCAGCGCGTCGGCTTCACGCCGCTGGACGATCCGCAACTCGACACGCCCGATAGCGCGCCCGCCCAACAGGAGACGGTCGCGGCGCTGCCTGAACCGCAGGACAACCCGGCGGACAATCAGCGCGCCGAACTGCGGGCCTGGGAACGGTTCGTCGTGAAGCGGCTAAAGGACGGCAAGCAGCCCGCCCGCCCGTTCAAAGCCGAACACCTGCCCGCTGTCACGGTAGCGGCCATCGAAGGCCAGATCGACGGCGTAGCGGACGCGGCGGCGGTCAAGGCGGTGTTTGACGACGCGGCGCGTTGGGTGGGGTATCCGTAGCCATGGTCGATCTGGCGGATCGGGCTGAACGCGAAGCGGCGCTGGCGCGGCGGCTGGGCAAGGCGAACGCGGAAGCGCGCAGGCGGCTGCTGGCCGCCATTGAGGACGGGCGCATTGACGAAAACGAGTGGTCAGCGATTGCCCAGGCCTATCAGAATGTCATTCAGGCTGAGTTGGAAGGCGTCGCGTTTAGTGCGGGTATGGCCGCCAGCGAAGCGCTCAACGTGGGCGTGGACAGCGCGGCGTTGCACGCGCGGGCTATCGACTGGGCGCGCCGGTACAGCTTCGAGCTGGTCTCCAAACTCAACGACACGAACCGGCAACTGCTGCAAGGGGCGGTAAGCGACTACTTTAGCCAGCGCATGACGCTGACCGATTTGGAAGCGCGGCTGGCGACGGCGTTCGGGCCGGTACGCAGCGAAATGATCGCCGTGACCGAAGTGACGCGGGCGGCCAGCGCGGGGGAACAGGCGTTCGCGCGCGAGCTGGAAGCTCTCGGGCTGCAACCGGTGCAAATCGTCGGCACCAGCAACGACGAACTGGTCTGTGCCATCTGCGGGCCGCAGAACGGCAAGCCGGTCAGCGAAGCGGGCTACCCACCGTACCATCCGCGCTGCCGCTGCGGAATCTCGACCGAACTTCGCGGAGCGACGCAGCCATGAGTGTGACGATAGACGACGCGGCGGTACAGCGTATGCTGGCGAAGCTGGAGCAGGGTACGGCGTTCAAAGCGGGCCTGAAGGCGATGGCGGGCCACTTGCGCGGCAAATTCAGCGTCTACCCGCCGACGGACGGCAACCGCCCGCCGCAGCCGTTCGTGAGCGAAAAGCAGCGGCGCTATTTCTTCGCGGCGCTGCGCGATGGGCGCATCCGCCTGCCCTACCGGCGCAGCAGCAACCTTGCCAAAAAGTGGGGGCAGAGTGAAGCCGACGGGGGCTACACGCAGATCGTCGGCAATGACGCCGAATACGCGCCTTACGTGATCGGCGCAACGTCACAATCGCTGTACATGCGCTCGCTCGGCTGGAAATCAACCGCCGACGTGGTGGAGCAGGAAGCCGACGCGGCGTTCAGCACGTTCGTGACCGGCTTCCGGCAGAGTATGCAGGGGAGATAACCATGCAGGCAGTGGAACTCAAGTACCGCGACGACGGCACGCCCGTGATTGCGGGCTACGGCGTGGTGTTCGGCGGGCGCGATCTGGACGGGGACACGTTCACACCGGAGACGAACTTCGGCGGCATGGTCGACCTGCCCGTCTTTTACGACCACGCGCAGCAGTCGGTCAAGGCGCTGGATAACGAAATCGGGCGCGTGGTCAGCACCAAGCGCGACGAAACCGGCGTCTGGTTCGAAGCCGAACTCGACAAGGCGCACGAGTACCTGAATGACGTGCTGGAACTGGTCAAGCGCGGCGTGGTGGGGTTGAGTACCGGCGCGGTTTCGCACCTGGTGCGCCGTGACGAACAGAAGCATATCAAACGCTGGCCGGTCGCTGAACTCAGCTTGACCGTGACGCCAGCGGAGCCTCGCACGCTAGGCGTGGCGCAAATCAAGGCAACGTCGGGAGACCTCGATACGGCGGAGGGCGCGGCAGAGGCGGAAACGCAGACTGCGCCAGTACCGGCGGGCGATCCCGTTGCAGACATTCGTATCGAGGGTGAGACGCAAGAGGAGAAGCCGATCATGGCTGAAGACATTAAGCAGGCGGCGGAACAGGCCGCCGATCCGGGCGCAGAGGTGAAGGCCCTGCGCGACGAACTGAGTGCGCTGCGCGCCGAACTGACCACCCCGGTCAAGTCGGTGGGGTACGCGGTCACGGAAGACAAGCTGGTCGAGACCGAAAAGCGGTTCAACGGCTTCCTCAAGGCGGTACGCGAGCGCGATAGCGCGGCCATCAAGAGCTATTACAGCCGCGACGAAATCAAGCTGGCGGAAAGCACCGGCGCGGGCGGTGGCTACACCATCCCTGAGCAGTTCATGGCGACCATTCTCGGCGTCATGCAGCAGAACTCGCCCATCGTGAACGCGGTGACCACGACGCCGGTGAACGCGCCTTCGGGCAAAATGCCGTCGCTCGACCTGTTCGCCGCGCCGACGGCTGGCGTGGGCGACACGGCGGCGGCGGGGCGCGTCACGGCGGCCACTCGCGCCGAGAGCGGCCAGTACACGTCAACCGACGCCCGCTTCCAGCAGATTTCGTGGGACGTGAGCGACGCGGTGAGCGGCATCATCCCGGTGACGCGCGAGTTTCGCCAGGACGCGCCGTTTGACCTGAACAGCCTCATGACTGTGCTGATCGGCAACGCCGCCGCCGCCAAGCTGGAGTATTACATCCTGCGCGGGACGGGCGTCGGCCAGCCGCTGGGCATCCTCAATGCGCCGGCCAAGGTGGACGTGACGCCCGCGACGAACAACCTGTTCGCCATGGCGGACGCGTCCAACATGCTCGCGCGTTTCAAGCGCTTCGGCGACCGCGCGCAGTGCATGTGGGTGCATCACGCCTCGCTGCAGCCCGATCTCGACGCCATCGCGGCGGCGGGCGGGTCGACCGTGACGTTCGTCACGCCGACGTCGGACGTGTACCCGCCGTTGCGCGGCTACCGGCTGGTGGAAAGCGAACATGTGGCGCAGGCGGACGCCAGCGGTTGCATCGTGCTGGTCGACCTGTCGGCCTACATGCTGTTCACGCTCGGCGGCCTGTACATCGAGTTTGACGAGTATTACGACTTCGACAACGGCCTGTCGGCGTGGCGCTTCGGCCAGCGACTGGACGGCAAGCCGTGGCTCAAGAGCGCGATCACGCTCGGCGGCCCCGGCTCGGCCTATACCAAGTCGGCCTTCATCAACTTCAACGACTAGTTCCCACAACCCGAACGAGGGCGGGCTATGTGGCCCGCCCTAAGCGAGAGCGAGGCACAACATGATCGCAAAAATGATTGAAACGCTGCCGATTGTCAGCGTCCTCAATCCCGTTTCGCAGGGGGCGGCCACCGTCACCAGCACGTCCATCGACATGAAATCGTACCAGCGTGTCATGTTCATTCTCAGCACGGGCGTGCTGGGCGCGTCAGCGACGGTGGACATGGTCATCAAGGGCGATACGGCCAGCGGCGGTTCGTACACGACCACGATCACCGGCAAGGCGATCACGCAGTTGGTCAAGGCGACCGACGACAATAAGCAGGCGGTGATCGAGGTTAACGCCGACGAAGTGGCCGCGCAGGGCTTCCGGTACATCCGCGCGGCGGTGACCGTGGGCACGGCGGCCAGCATCATCAGCCTGGTCGCGCTGGCGGACGGCATCGACTACACGCCCGCGTCCGAGGTCGATTTGTCGAGCGTGGCGCAGCTCGTCTAGCGCAGTTCGGCGCTCACAAAGCAGCACAGGGCCGGGCTTCTGCTCGGCCCTTCCATTGAGGGGGCGGCATGTACGCGACGCTCGATCAACTCAAAACTTACGTCGGGGCCACCGACACGACCGACGACCTCCTGCTGACCGATTGTCTGACGCGGGCGCAGGCCATGATTGACTCGGCCACGAGCCGCCGCTTCGAAGCGGCCGCCGATAGCACGCGCACGTTCGACGGCGTGGTGGACGTATCCAGGGGCGGGCGCACGTTGTGGCTGGACGGCGACCTGTGCGCGCTCACGTCGATTACCAACGGCGACGGCGGCAGTGTGACGCCGGTGCAGGTGGTGAGCGAACCGCGCAACAGCACGCCGTATTACGCGCTCACGCTCAAGGCGTCGAGTGGACTGGTGTGGACGTATGAGACTGACCCGGAAGACGCGATCAGCGTCACGGGCCGGTGGGCGTACAGCGTCACGCCGCCTGCCGACATTGAACAGGCGTGCATCCGACTGGCCGCGTGGCTGTACCGGCAAAAGGACTCAAGCGCCGATTTGGATCGGCCTGTCGTTTCCGCCGACGGCGCGACGCTCATGCCCGCGCAGGTTCCGGCGGATGTGCAGGCGATCCTTAAGCTCTATCGGCGGGTAGCCGTATGAGCGCGTTGCTGGCGATTTACGCGGCGCTCGCGGCTATGCCGGTGGAAATCGACGGCGTGGCCGTGCCGGTGCTGAACGTGACGCAACTGCCGGAAAGTGTGGCAGCGGGGCGCACGCCGGTGCGGCTGCTCATGCCGCTGGGCACGCGGCCCGGCGCGACGTCGATTGCGGCGCTGGCGCTCGGCGGGGCGGCGCAAGCGGAGTGGCGCATTGCCGACTTGCTGCTGCTGAGACCGGCGCAGGCGGGGCGGCTGGAACAGGCGGCGGCGGCGCTGGTGCAGTACATGCAGGATTACGCGGTGGCGCTCAATAGCACGCGGGCGCTGGCCGGCGCGTTCATTCAGGGCGCGGCGTTGGAAGCGGGGGTGTTCACGTATCCGGCGGGCGGTACGGCGCAGTGGTTCGGCGTCGAGGCCAGTCTGACGGTCAAGGAGGTATGGCGGTGACGGATTACGTCGCAGGGGTGCGTCTGACGCACTCGAAAACCGGCGCGCTGGTGGAAGCGGGCGAACCGTTTGACGCCAGCCATCTGACGCCGGACGAAATTCTCATGCTCGAATCGTTCGACCCGCCCGCGATTGTGGCGGTGGCGCAAACGACACAACCGCCCGCTCATGACGGGCAGGAGGACGACTAATGGCGGTCTTGCAGCAGTTCCTGGGCAAGCTCTACATCGACAATGCGGGTGGCACGCTGACCGACATCAGCGCGAACGATACCAAGTTCTCGCTGGACGTGACGAACACCGTCGGCCAGTACAACACGCTCAATACGCCGTGGACGAAGGCCACCGACGGCCCGCGCTCGTGGTCGGTCAACTGCGAGTTGATCGCCGAACCGGGCACGAACGGCTATTCGCTGCTGCGCGACTGGGTCATGGCGACCAGCCCCGGCGCGCGCACGGTGCGCATGGATCAGCCGGACAGCACGACCGGCGCGCAGCGGTACGAGGGCGAGGCGCGCATTTCCAACGCCAGCGGCCTGCTCATGGCCGACGCCAGTAGCGGCGACCCCGTGCGTGTCACGTTCACCTTGACCGGCGACGGGGCTTTGACCGCCTCAATTGTGGCGTAGGGGGTGACTCATGGCTGACCTTTCGATTACCGCTTCGAGCGTCACGCCGGGCGTCGGTTGCGTCATTGAGACGTTCACCGCCGCCGCCGCCATCACCGCCGGGCAGGTGGTCTATTTCGACGGCGCGACGGCGCGTGTCGGGCTGGCCGACGCGGACGCGTCCGCTTCGACGCAGGCGGCCATCGGCGTTGCGCTCAACTCGGCGCTGGCCGCGGGCGCGCCCGTATCGGTCGTGCGCAGCGGGCCGATCACCCTCAACGCGGTCGCTGCGAAGGGCACGGCGTATTACGTGTCCAAGACGGCGGGCGGCATTGCGCCGGCGGCGGACATTACCGGCGCGGGCACGTATTGGACGCTGCTGGGCATTGGCCTCAGCACCACGTCCATCCTCATCAACCCGATTGTGACCGGCGTGCAGGTCTAGCACGTAGCAGCCGACGGGCCGGGCGCAACCCCGGCCCTGTCTTTGGAGGCGTATGGACTGGAAAACGCTTAAGGCGCAGCTTGCGCCCGCGCAGGTGACCGTGACGGTGGAATTGCCCTATGAGCGCACGCTGCAGGTGACGCTGGGAACGCTTAGTTACGGCGAGTGGATGGCCGTCGAACTGGCCGTGCCTGCGCCGCCCGTACCACGTACGATTGCCGGCGCAAACGGGGTGAAACTGCCGAATCAGGCCGATGTGGACTATCAGCAGAAGCTGGCGCGGGTGAACGAGGAACGCGCCTACCGGCGGCTGGCGCTGGCGCTCGAAAAGGGCGGCACGGTTATCCCCGGCGCGGACGAGGCAGAGAAGGCACAGGCGATTCAGCGCGACCTTGACGCGGGCGTGTCTAACGCGCTGCTGGTCTGGCTGACCAACGCGGCTATGAGCGGGAAAGTGACGGCGGAAGCCGCCGCCGCCACGTTTCGAAGCGAGTAGCGAACTGGCGCTGATTGGCGGCATGCTGCGCCACTACCGCATGACCATGACCGAGTACGCGGCGCTGCCAAAAGACGAACAGGCGTTCATGCTCGGCTACGAATTGTATCGCGGCGTGTGTATGACCGAGTGGCGCAAGGCGCTTATTGGCACGGAAGAAGGCAAGTCGAATTTCACGCCGGAGACGGCGACGTTGCTCCTGCTCGGCGGGCTGTAGGGTGGAAAGGGGGTCACTATGACAGATAACTATTCCGTAACAGTGACCTTGAAAGGGACTGACCAACTTTCCTCGCCCGTGGGGCAGGCCACGCGGTCGCTGCGCCAACTCAACACGGAAGCCAAGAGCGTCAGTAGCGGCGTAACCGGCATGCAGCGGGCGATGGGCGGCTTGCAGACCGTCATGACGACGGTGTTCACCGGCGTTGCGCTTGCAGGCGCAGTCCGCATGGGACAGCAGGTGTACGAGCTGGGCATGGAAACGCAGCGTACCGAAACGCTGTTCCGCTCCTTTGGCGCGCAGATCGGAAACACAACGACGTTGCTTGACCGGCTGCGGACGGCAACACGCGGCACAGTGACCGATCTCGACCTCATGAACGCGTCCAGTTCAATGCTCAGTATGGGCATTGCCAAGAACGCCGACGAGGTTGCGCGTCTTGTTGATATTGGCGTCACGTTCGCGCAGGCACGCGGCGAAGACGTGAGCGCGTCGCTGCAAAACCTGTCAATGCTGCTTAGCAACCAAAGTTTCCTGCGTTTGGATACGCTCGGCATTTCCAGCGCCGAAGTGCGGGAACTGTCCAACGGATACAGGGCGGCTGGCATGGATAGCGCCAGCGCGTTCACGCAGGCATTTCTTGACGTGGCCGAGGGCATGGCCCCGCAAATGAACGCGGTGGCCGAAGCGACGATTACGCCGTTCCAGCGCATGCGCGTGGAAATCGAAAATATCACGTCCGACATTGCGGACAATTTCGCCTACCTGGTCAACTCCATTCTCGAAGAACTCGGCCGGCTTGGCAGCGGTGGTTCGGGCGGCGCATCCGGGCAAAGCCTGCTCAACGCGCAGACTGTGGCGGGCGTGTACGCGCCGTTGTTTGCATCGTCGGGGGTCAGCGCAGGCAGCCTGTCCGGCCAGAATATTTCTGGCGCGCTCACCGCGGCCATTCTTGCCCAGCAGTCCGGCATGGACATGGGCAGCGCCGGTTTCATGGACTTACTGACTCGCAATGCGTTTGGCCTATCTTCAACCGATTACGCGTTCAATACGGACTCCGGCCAGCAAATGTTACAGCAGGCCGCGTCCGTCGTGTCGTGGTTTAACCAATACACGGCGGTGGTCGCTGCGGCGCAAAACAGCGTGACAGTGGCCAGCGCGCGCACGGGCGGCACGCTGGCCCGGCCCGGCTTCGCCGCGAGCGACAACCCGACGGCGGGGATGGGGATGCTTTATTCGCCGTACATATTCAGCGTCGAGCGGCAAGCGCAGCAGCTTCAAACGCTTTTGAGCGGATCGGTATTGCAGGGCGGTATTCGCATTATTTCGCCGGAGGCGGCGCAAGATGCGGAGAACGCCGCGTATGCAATTGAGACGCTTGTCGACCGGCTGGACGGCGCGGGCCTGGAGGATAACCTGCTTACGCCGTTGCGCGCAGCGGCGGAGGCGTCGAGGGCGGGCGCAGACGCGGCGGCGGACTGGGCCGACAATCTCGCAAACGCAAGCCTGTCCCAACTGTTCGGGCAGGGCAGTGGCGGGCGCTTGGGCGAAATCGACGCGGGTATTCTCGCTTCACTGGAAGCGGGCGGCGCGAGCGCCGACACGGTGGCTGCGCTACGCCGTGCGATGGGGCTGGATACCGGGCAGTTGACCGAAGCCAGCTTGCAGTTTGACGAGGAAGTGACGCCCCAATTGACGGCGCTGGCGCTGCAGTGGGGCGCGGACGCCTATCTGACCGCACGCACAGCTTATGAGCAGTCGATTGCAGACGCGGCCGCGGCGGGCAGGGGCGGGCAGGCGATTGACTGGGCGGCCGTGCTGGGTGGCTCCACCGGCATGAGCTATTACGGTTGGGGCGCGCAGGGCGGGAGCGGCGGGCGGCGCTTCACCGTAAATCCGGGCGATACGCCGGGCGCGGTGGCGGCGCGTGAAAACATGACGGTGGACGAGGTGCTACGCGCCACCGGCGCAGCCAACGCCTATTCCATGCCCGTGGGCACGTTCGGCGGCGCGCCGACGTCGGGCATGGCCGCGGGCGGCTATTTCGCGCCGGAAATGTTTGACCCGCTAGAGGCGAGCATGCTGCAGGCCGAAACCAGCATGGCGAATATCGCGGAAGACGGCGCGGGGCTGGCGGACGATATGCAAACGGCCACCGACAAGCTGGCGGAAGGCGTCGATAACGTGTTCAGCAAGCGCTACACGCTGGAACTCGACCTGTCGGTCCTGGGCAAGGATAAGCTGAGCCAATTGATCGCCGAACTCGTCAACGGCGCGGGTGGCGTCACGCCGGGCACGTCGCCGCGCACGGGGCGCAGTAATATTGGGCGCAGGCAGGTGGATCGCTGATGGCCGCGATTGACGATCTCAAGGTGTACGCCGACTGGGGGCGCGATATGACCTACGCGCACCCGTTGTCGGATATCACCAGCCGCGTGGTGTATGCCGAGTGGGCGTACGGCTTTGACGCGCCCGGCCAGACGATGGCCCCGCCCGCGCAGGGCACGCTCGTGCTGGATAACAGCGACGGCGCGTTCAATATCGACCAGCCCGGCGCGTTGTATCGTGACCTGCTGCGCCGCAACGTCGTCATCCTGTTTGAGCATCAGAACAGCAAGCGCAACGCCGCGCCGCCGATGGTTCGCAAGTGGCCACTGCTGGCGCTGCGTATCCTCAATATCTCGCTCGCGCCGGGCCGGTGGGGCGCGCGGCGCGTGGTGCTGACGCTCGGCGACTGGCACAGCGAACTCATGGAAACGACGTGGGATCACCCGCTGACGCAATACCAGTACACCGGCAACGCGGTAGGGCAGGCGTTTCAGTCGGGCGTGTTGCCGCTGCCCTATCCCGGATACTGGTGGGTGCTGGGGGCGGGCAAGCTCGGCGAAACCACGCGCCTGTATTCGGCAAGTAGCTATTTCATTTGGTTTCGGGGGGATACGTCGCTTCAGTGGGTAGGCAATAATCTCGACACGAGCGGGCAAGGCACGTCCTTGTACGCCTTCATTGACGAGATGTGCAGCGCCGAGATGGGCGGGCGTTTCTCGTTCTCCTGCAACACGATCTACCGCCTACCGCTGTACGTGTTCTACAGCCGCACGGCGCTGGCGCAGCAGTACAGCAGTCTGACGGTCGATACCATTCCGGCCAGCCGGTTTCTGACGGATGAAACGGAGTATTCGGCCAGCGACGACTTGTGCAACGAACTGGAACTGACGGTGTACCCGCGGCGGGCGGGCGCGGCGGGTACGGAGTTGTGGCGCACGGACAGCGCCTTCAGCTTGCCGGCGGGCGAAATGCGCCAGTTCACCGCCCGTTACCGCGATCCCGACTTCCCCGACGGCACATGTAGCGCTACGACGCTGGTGCAGCCGGTGGCGAGCCTGGATTACAGCGCCAACGCCGCGGCGGATGGCAGCGGCGCAAATCGCACGGCGGACGTGCGGATCGCCGTCGAGAATCGCACCTCGGCGGCGGACGTGCGCGTGAGCAACAGTGGCAGCGAGCCGTTGTATGTGACGTTCCTGCGCCTGCGCGGCACGCCGTTGACAGCGCGCACGCCGCAGGTGCTGAAGGCCGCCGACGCCGCGTCCGTGCAAGCCTACGGCTATCACAAGCGGTCGCTGACCGTGGCCGGGGTGGATGACCTGGACTTGGCGCGGCGGTACGCCGACTCGTATGTGCGCCGACACGCGCAACCGCTCAACCGCTACCGGCGCGTGCAATTCGACTTCCCCGACGACGCCAGCGACCCGTTGTGGAACGCCGCGTTCGTCACGGGTTACAACGCGATCAAGGTCGCCGACTCGTATTTAGGCGGCGGAGACCGTTTGCCGCCGCAGTGGATAGCCGGTGAGCGTCATGTGGTGGACGCGCAGACGCGCCAGTGGCGCACGACGTGGTATCTGGAAGACTTCAGCGCCAACGCCGGGTGGGTGCTGGGCGACCCCGACCTGAGCGTGCTGGGCGTATCGACGGTTCTGGTGTTCTAGGAGGCTCTTATGCCGGCAGTATGGACAGCCCCGCGCACATGGACGGACGCCGAACTGGTCACGGCTTCGTTGCTCAACCCGCATATCCGCGACAACCTGGAGTGGCTCAAGGGGCGTCCGGTATCGCAGGTGCAGGACTTCGACGGCACGGTGTTTTCCACCACCAGCGCGTCGTTTCAGGACACGGGTATCTCGGTGACGATCACGACCACCGGCGGGCGCGTGCTGGTGGTGGCGTTCGGCACGGTGTACGCGCAGAACTCGACCCTGTCGGCGCAGTTGTCGCTGTATCAGGACGGGTCGAACGTCGGGCACAGCACGGAGGGCATGACGCGCTCCAACAGCCTCGCCAATGGCCTGTACACGCCGTTCGGTATCGTGTACCTGACGCCGACTGCGCCCAGCGCCGCCTCGCATACCTGGAACCTGCACCTGAAATCATCGAATGGGTCATCCACCGCGAGCCTGACACAGGTGCAGATGTGGGCTATGGAGATCGGAGCGTAGCATGGCAAACCTGAATATGGGCCAGCAGCCCGGTATCAACTGGCCGGCGCTCGACGCCGAACTGCACGCGGCGCTGCCCGGCAAGCTGGACGGCACAAGTTTCGACAAGCGCGGCGAGCTGGTCGTGCATGTGAAGGACAGCGAGAGCGCGGACGCGCTGCGCCCGCAGATCGCGGCGGTGCTGGCCGCGCACGACCCGGCGGTGAAGACGCCCGAACAGCGGGAAGACGAGGCGCGGGAAACCACGCGCCGGGCGCTGGAACAGGCGGATTTCGCGCGCTGGAAAGCGGACGTGCAGAACGCGGCGTCGCTGGCGGCGCTGCGCCCGCTGCTGCTGCAACTGGGGCGCGTCGTGTGGATGCTGGCGAAGGCGCAGGGGTTGACCCGCGCTCAAGACCCGGAGGCGTAAATGAACCCACTGACTGCGCTGGCGCAGATCGACATTCCCTTCGAGCAACTGCTGCAAGCGCAGATCGGGACGCTGGCGGCGGTCATGGCGATTGGCCTGATCGTCATGGTGGTGGCCGTCACGCTGGTGATCGGGCGGCCCGTCGTGGCGCTGCTGGGGCGCATGACGGACGCGGCGCAGGCGGCGCAGGCGAAAGCAGACGCGGCATACGCCAAAGCTGAACAGTCGCAGGCTAAAGCGGAACAGACGCAGGCCGGGCTGCAAAGCGCGGCGGCGTCGCTGACCGCCGGTATCAACGCCATGACGCGCGAACTCAAGGAGCAGACGGCGGTGCTGATCGATATTGCGCCGTCGCTGAGTAAGCAAATTGAGACGCACGACAGCGACATGCGCGCCGCGATTGTGCGCATTGAGACGACGATTGAGACGCTGCGCCAAGAAATTGGCGCGGGACACAAGGCGCAGCGGGTGGAAGTGCTAGGCAAGCTGGATCAGGTGCTGGCCGAGATCGCCGCGCTGAAACCGCCGCCGAACCCGCCGCCGCCCGTGGCGCTGAAGGTGGAGACGCACACCGCACTGAGCGAGGACAAAGCGGCATGAGCGACGCATGGCTTACCCACCCCTGCGCGGGCTGGCCGATCTCGCAGCCCTACGGCGCGAACAAGCCGAAGTATCAAAAGCTCGGCCTGCCGATGGGCCACGAGGGTATCGACTTCGCGTGTCCGGTGGGCACACCGATCCGCGCCGCCGCCGACGGCAGGATTGTGACGTTGCAGCGCGACGCGTCGGCGCGACACCCCTACGGGATTTACCTGCGTATCAAGCACACGCACGACTGGCAATACTGGATTACGGTCTACGGCCACCTGAATGAGATTGCGCCCGATTTGCGGGTGGGTACGGAAGTGAAGCGCGGGCAGGTGATTGCGTTCAGTGGCAACACTGGCAACTCCACTGGCCCGCATCTGCATCTTTCAGTCCGGCGCGGCGGGCGCATCGTTGACCCCGAACCGTGGCTATTGCCGGAGACGGCATGAGTATCGGCCTGAATATTCTGGCGCAGACGGTGCATGACCGGGCGCGGCTGTATGACTGGCTGGCGCGGGCGAAGCCGGGCCTGTGCGTCGTGTGTGACGAGCCGGACGTGGCTATGCGCGTGAAAATGGCCGCGCCGGGCGCGCTGGTGGCGCATCGCTGGATATACGACGAGGACGCGAGCGTCGACGCGCTCACGCCGCGCGCATGGGCCGCGCGTTTCCTGCCCGGCCTGCCCGCTGGCGTGGCGGGCTATGCGCTGAACGAGCCTTCCGGGGACTGGCGCGCGATCAGCCGGTGGTGTGCAGACGTCATGAGTATCGCCGCCGCGCGCAATCAACCGCTAATCGTCGGCAATTTGGCCGTCGGCAACCCGCCGCAGGCCGCGATTGACGCGGGGGATTTCGACGCGCTGCTGCTCGCGTTTAACGAGTTCCCGCTGCACCGCTTCGGGCTGCACGAGTACGCGCAGGTTGACCCGGCGCGCGAGCCGTACCGGGTGGGCCGCTACCGGGCGCTGAAGGCGCGGGCGGCGCGTATCGGGGCGCGGGTGCGCTTCGTCATGACAGAGGCCGGGCGCGACGTTGGGGGCGGGCCTGACGACGGTTGGCGGGCGGTCATGGACGCGAGCGCCTATGCCGCGTTTTTGAAGGCGCAGGCGGCCGTATACGCGGACGACGGGATACCTATGGCGGTGTTCTGCTATGGCACGGGCGGTAGCAGGGACTGGCGCACGTTTGATATTCAGGACGCGCCGGACGTGCTGAACGCGATTGCGGATTACAACGCGGGCAAGGGGGACGACGCTATGGCCGGACCGCCGGGGTGGGTGCAAGTCAAGACCGGGCCGCGGGGTGTGAACGTGAGAAGCGGCGCAGGGTTGAATTACGCGCCGATTGCCACGGTGAAAACGGGCGACTGGGTGAAACCGTCCGGCCCCACCGCGAAGGCGAACGGGTACACGTGGCAGCGCGTGACGCTGGACGATTGCCGCAGCGGGTATGTGGCGCTGGAAGTGATTAGCCTTTAGGAGGGCGTATGGCGAGCCTTGCGTACACGAACACGATTGCCCGCGCGCTGGCCGGGGATGTCGATATGGACAGCAGTATCAAGGTGATGCTGGTCACGTCCGCTTACGTCGCCAACAAAGACCACGATTTTCGCAACGACGTCACCAACGAAGTGACTGGCACGGGCTACGTGGCGGGCGGCGCAGTAGCCACCTGCTCGGTGGCGTTTGACAGCGCCAACGACCGCGCCGATGTAGCGCTCGGCGACGCGACGTGGGACGCGACGGGGGGCACGCTGGCGGCGGCGGGCGCGGTCTATTACAAGGCGCGCGGCGGGGCGTCCAGCGCCGACGAGGTGATCGCGTTCATCGACTTCGGCGGCACCGTTACCGCCACCAACGCGACGTTCACGCTGAACGCGAGCACGCTGCGCGTTCAGAACTAAGCCCGGAGGCGGTGCATGGCAACGCGCCTGAAAACAGTCGAATACTGGTTCCCCATGATCGACACGCTGGCCGACAACGCCGCCACCGCCGCGACGCAAATTACCGTGTACATCCCGGAGGCGGCGGCGGGCGTGGTCACGTTCCGCAGCGTCTACACGGACGTGGTGGTGGCGGACGTGTACACGACTGCCACCAACGTCACCAGCCGCATCACCACGCTCACCTTGCAGGGTGCGTCCGCCTCGACGGTCACGAACTCGCAAACCCTCACGCAGTCGGGCGAGAATTTCACGCACTTTTTCAGCGCCGATTTCACGGCCTATTTCAATGCCAATTGGGGCGCGAACGCCAGTCGAACGCTGGATTGCAGCCTCACCATCAACACGTCGCCACTGGGCAGCCGCAACGCCAGTATCCGCGTCGTCATCACCTACTCGTTTGATGACACGCAGCCGGCGCATTTGAAGACCGTGTGGATACCGCTCAACGCACCTACGGGCGCATTGCCTACCACACAATCGACCGTACACGACACGATCCCGAACCTGTCCACTTACCTGCCTGAGCAGAGCGTGGTCATTCGTCAGTACACGGTGGTTATTCAGGGGAACACCGAAAGCAACAGCGCAACCGACTTGACAATTTCCTTCGATTGTGGCGACGGCACGCCCTATACCTCTCAATTGTACGAGAAGGGCAGTAACGTCGATATGTGGTATCGCATTGCCCAACCGCAGGACTTTTCCACCAACGCCACGCAGGATTTCCAGATGTGGGCAAGCGTGGCTGATTTTGACCATCCGCAGGCGTGGCTGTCGGTGACCTATGAGTTTACCGTGGCGGGCACGACCCGTATCCTCAACAGCCTGCTCCTACCGATGGAAGTGGCGGGCGCGATGGGTGGTAACACCTCTGCGCTCTACAGCCGCACCAAGCGCGACCTGTTCATCGAGGAGCCGGAAACGATCACGACGCTGCGCGTGGCGGCGCTGGTGTTCTACAGCGTGGCGGCGGCTATCAGCAGCCTCAATGCGCGAGTAGGCACGGGTTCGTTTGTCGGCTACACGAGCGTCGCCACCACGCTCGGCGGGCAGTGTGGTTTCATGGTGCGTAACGACTCGGCGTTCACGCTGGCGCGGGGGCGTAACGTCATCTCGCTCGACACCTACAACACCGACACCGCCGACTGCGGCTTCAACACGTCCTGCCTGTGGCTGATTAACTATACGTCTGACGTGCCTGCCAACGGAATCTGGGCGGCCAATCATACGGTCATTCGCAACCTGATGACAGTAGGCACGCAGTCGGCAACGGCGTTCAACCTGAGCGCGTCGGACGCGCCAAACATCCCGGAGACGAGTTACTTCCTCACGGGCGTTGGCGTGGCGGCCATGTACACCACCAGCGGCACGCTCACCAACGGCGGGTTGGCAGTTGGCGCGGAGAGGCTCGTGGCGGAGGGCGGCTTCGATTGGGAGAACGTATACGAAAGCCTCGGCGGGACGGACCCGGAGGTCGGCATCTTTTACGGATACGGCACGGCCCGCAGCGTGTTTACGCGCTGGCCCGGAGACATTGAGGGCGGCGACCGGCTCAACATCGAGACGGCGCGGCGCTGGCGCATCATCATCGGCGGCCAACTCGCCTTTACGCATCTCGATCTGATGCTCACCTATCACTCAATTACGTTCACCGTCGCGGATAGCGTGAGTGGTTCGGACGCGGGCACGGTGGACATCACGCTTCAGCGTGCGTCCAGCGGCGAGCCGGTGCTGGCGACCACGCGCACGGGCGATGGGGCGTTCTCGTTCACGTGGTACGACAACACCGAGACGATGCAGGTGGCGGCGGATGACGGCACGAACTACGGCCTGTCCGCGCCTGCGCTGGCGAGCGGGAGTCCGTAATCATGCCTGTCGAACTGCGCCCCGGCAGCGGATTTGCGGTCAGCCTGAGCAGCGGCGGCACGCCTGGCAACGCCAGCGGTGCGACGATCACGGCGACCGTCTCCATCCTCAGCGGCGCGGCCAGCGGCCCGGTCGTCGTCACGGGCGCAACGCTCACGGCCAGCGCCAGCATCGTTGGTGGGTTTGCGTCCGGGCCTGCGGTCGTGGGCGGGCAAACGCTCACGGCGGCGGCCAGCATCCTCAGTGGCGCGGCCAGCGGCGCGGTGGTCATCAGCGGGCAAACGATCACCGTCAGCGCTTCGGTTGTTTCTGGCGCGGCGCAGGGGCCGGTCGCCGTGAGTGGGCAAACGCTGACCGCCACGGCGTCGATTGTGGGCGGACTGGCGCAAGGCCCGGTCTCGGTGGGCGGGGCAACGCTTGCACTGGTCACCACGCTGATCGCGGGTGAGGTGGAGATTGAAGCCGCCGTCGCCGACGGGCGGGTGTTCGTGGCCGAGTACGCGCCGTCGGTGGTGCTGAGCGAGCGGGCGAGCGGCGTGGTGACAGCAGAGTTCGCGGCTGGTGTGGCGGTTGAGGCATGGGTGAGCGGGGTGGCGCTGGACGAGTTCGCGCCGTCGGTGGCGCTGGCGGAGGTGGACTGATGGGCGTGTACCAGATAGGCGACGCGGTGACGCTGCAGGCGTCGTTTGAGAGTTTGGCCGGCGTGCTGACTGACCCGACGGCGGTTACGCTGAGCGTGATCGACCCGGCGGGCGTGACAACGACGTATACCCTCGTCTCCGGCGTGACGAAAGTGGCCGACGGCGTGTTTCAGTGCGTGGTGACGCCCGCGTTGGTGGGCAGGTGGGTGTACAAGTGGGCGGGCACGGGCGCGGTGCAGGCGGCCAGCCCCGACACGTATTTCGTGGTTCAGCCAACGCAGTTTCAGTAGCAGGTATAGGGAGACATCATGAATACCGAACTGTATATCTCAATTCTCGTGTTTCTTGGGGCGCTGCTGGCCGCGGTGCTGTTCGTGCTGGACAGGCAGGGTAAGCGCCTTTCGCAGTCGATCCCCCCGGAACTCCTGCCGGTGCTGATGGGCCTGCTGGCGCTGGCAAAGACGCTGGCCGAGACGACCGCGACGCCGGACGACGACGCGCTGATTGAAAAGCTGCGCCAGGCGCTGACGCAGCCCGAACCCCCGGCGGGCACACTGCCGCCGATCGATCCGAACGCGCTGGGTTAGTGAGAGTGACCGCCAGGCCCGCCCACACGCCCCTGTAGCGCGTTCTGCCGCTGGCCCGCTCCAGCACAACGCCCCCGGTGATTGCCGGGGGCGTTGTGCTTTATGCTTCACTCCACCCGCACGAACGTGCGAGCGGTATCGGGCAAATCACGGTTTGGCCGTGAGCGGTTCAATTCCGACGACGCGGCGGCGGCGCACGACAAGGCGATAGTCTCCCAGCAGGATAGCGAGCAACTGGTTCTGTGTGGCGTCGGGCTGCTGCCAAAACCACGCCGCCGAACCGGCGCGCAGGCGGGCGGTGATTTCGAGCTGCGCGGGCGTGGTGACGACGGGCGTGGGCAAGCGGGCCTGTTCGGCGCGCAGCGCGTCGATTTGCGCGCCGAGCGCCGTCAATTCGTCGTCATAAAGGCCGGCCAGACTGACGGGCGCGGCGGCCTGCTTGCGGATCAGTTGACGCGCTCGCGCTTCGGCGGCTTCGATTTCGCCCGCAATCGACGCCAGCCGGGCGGCGCGGCGTTCGGCTTCCTGCGCCGCGCCTTGCGGACGCAGCGCGCCGGGGCCGGCCTGTTCAACCTGTTCCAGCAAGCGGTGAACGTCCGCCGTCAATTGGTCTTCGCGCACGGCGTTGGGACAGGTGGACGTGTGTCGGCCAATACAGCGCAGGTAGCGGTTGACCGCGCCTGAAAGCGTCGTGAAGTGCTGGCCGTCGTAATTCATGGGCCGTCCGCACTCGCCGCACTGACACAGGCCGCTGTAACGGGCGGTGGTGGTGATCGTGCGTTTCAGGCTGCGGTCGATACGCCGCGCCAGTTCCGCCTTGAGCAATGCCGCCTGCGTGCCCGTCCATACCGCGGGGTGCGTATCGCGGAAGATCGTCACGCCGTCGGGCAGCGGCTGCGCCTCGTCAAACACCCAGCGCCAGTTACGGGCGCGGGCGGCGGTATGCGCGCGGCGGAAACTGTGCCCCCAGGTGTACGGGTTGTGCAGCCAGCGGTCGACCGCCCACTCGTTCAGCGGCGGGTGGCCGCGTTCGGCCAGCGCGGCGGGCACGCGATTGAGCGCGAGCCGTTCATGCACGACCAGCTCGAAAATATCGTCAAACAGCCGGCGCTTCGACTCGTCGACTTCAACCGCGATTACCCTACCCGCGCCGTTGCGCAGCGCAAGGTGGGTCGGCGGGATATGGTTCGGGTGCAGGCCGCGCTTGACGCGGGCGTTCATGCCGAACTGGAACCGCCGTTTGAACTCGTCCATCTCCGCGCCGGTGGCGTAGCCCGACATGGCGATATGCATGCGCTGGTTCTGCGCGTCGATGAAGCCGTCCTTGACCGTGTAGACGGTTGCGCCCGCGTCGATGGTGCGCCGGATGACTTCCGCCAGGATGGACTGATCGCGGCCGAGCCGCGTGGTGTTGAGCGCGGCCAGCACGTCGAAATCGCGCCGCTGCCAGTGGTCGAACAGGCGCAGGGCGTCGGGCATCCCGGCGGCGGCGGCTTCGTTCGCCATCTCGGCATAGGTATAGTGCGAGCGCGACTGGCCCGGCAAGGCGATGACGTCCACCACGCGCCAGCCGAACTGTGCCGCCGCCGCGTCGAGTTGGCGGCGCTGCTCCGGCAGGCTATCGCGGTCGTCGCTGGCCTGCGCTTCGGTGGAGACGGCGAGAAAGAAGATCGCCCGTTGCGTCATGAAAAACGTCCGAATTTACACTCGCAATTAGAAAAACCGTTCTATACTTCGGGTTATGTACAAAGTCTCACGGCGTTCGCACGAACGGGAAGTCTGTTGTCACTTCAGGACGGCTGACTTCGAGCAACCAGTCGTGGAAACGCAGCGACGCACTATCAAGCAAGCCAATGTCAGCGGTTGTAGCGCCCGTAAGGTTGACAATCGCCGTAGCCAACGCGCCGGTATACATGGAATAGAACAGGGCCGCAGTTTGGTAATAGTCTGCACGTATCCAGTCGCACGACGTTTCGCCGAAGGCTGCGCCTTCTTCAATGTAAACGGCGATGAAGCCCATGTTGAAAAACATGTCGTGTTCACGATCCGCGTAAATCACCTGGAATTGATCCAGCCAGCTTTGAAATTGCATGGCTTCCAGCGTGCGACAGCGGCCCGGTTCACGATCCGTCTGCGCCACGACCGGCATAGCCAACAGGAGAACCGCAATGATGATAAGGGCGTGCAGGACTTTTCGCATGTGGTTCCCTATGCCATGAGGTGAATTTGAACACCTACTCCTACGAAGACGAAGATACCCAGCCCGCCAACCCACTGATGACCGCCAACGAACTCGACAACCTGACCGTGCGCGAGGCGCGGGCCTTGCACTTGAGCATCCTAGTGCTGGGCCCCGCGCCGGTTGGCGCTGCCGCGTACGATAGCGTAGACAGCCGCGCGCAGATCATCCGGCAGTTGTTCAATCATCTCTGCAAGCACCAGCGACGATAACCCGGCCTCAGCCCGATCTACCTGATCGGGATATGCCAGTTCGAGCAGCGCGCCCGCGCTAACGCCTGTGAGTTTGTGCATCTTCAGGATGAAGTCAGCCGACGGGCGCGCTGGATTATCGAAGTCCATCATGCGGCTGATCGTGGCAATATCCGAGCCGACGGCGCGCGCGAAAGCCCGCTGGCTTTCGTAGTCGCCAGCTTTGTAGATACTCCACAACCACTCTTTGAACGCGCGGCCCCGATCCATGTCTACCCGAACCTTACGCTTCGCATCTGTATTCTACTACTTGACTCGCCAGAATTCGCGCTTATAATGATACATAAGTGCAACACATGATGAGGTTGCACAACAGGAGGGCGCAAATGGCAGACGAGCGGAAACTGTTGGCGGTGTGGGTCTCTGCGGATGAACGCAGACGCCTTCGCAAGCTGGCAGTTGAGCGTGACACGAACATGTCCGAGTTAATCCGGGTCGCGCTGCGTAAGCAGTACGGCATCGACGTTACTTCCATGCCTGGCGTGTTGCAGAAGCGGAACAAATGATGATAGGAAACGGTATGCAGATCGACCTATCCACCGAAGACTTCGTGAACCAGCGGGCGGCTGAAATCCACGCCATGCTGCGCCGCACGGCGCAGGACATTGTGGAAATCGGCGGCAAGCTGATCGAAGTCAAGGCGCGCCTTCAGCATGGGCAATTCGGGGACTGGCTTCAGCAGGAATTCAACTGGGGCGAACGCACGGCGCAGAACTTCATGGCTGTGCATGCACGTTTCAAATCCGCAAATTTTGCGGATTTGGCAATCGCCCCCTCTGCGCTGTACCTGCTGGCCAGTCCGTCGGTTTCGGAAGGCACGGCGCAGTACGTGATCGCGCGGGCGCAGGCCGGTGAATCGATCACCTACGCAGCGGCAAAAGAGGCGGTTCAGCAGTTCCGCGAGATCGACGAAGAGACGGGTGAAATCGAAACAGCGGCGGCGTGGCTTGCGCCGGACGCGGGTGAGGCAGAGACGCGCGAGGCGCGGCTGGAACGGCGGGCGCTGGCGCTGGAAGACCGGCGCGAGGCGTTGCAGGACGTTCCGGCGGGGCAGTACCGCGTGATTTACGCCGATCCGCCGTGGCGTTACGAGCATGTCGAAACGGAAAACCGCGCGATTGAGAACCACTACCCCACGCTGGAACTGGCCGAAATCTGCGCGCTTCCTGTGTCTACGCTGGCCGCTGACGACGCGGTGCTGTTCATGTGGGCCACCAGCCCCAAGCTGGCCGAAGCCATGCAGGTGATCGAGGCGTGGGGCTTCAACTATCGCACGTGCATGGTGTGGGTGAAAGACGCGATCGGCATGGGCTACTACGCGCGCCAGCGGCACGAACTGCTGCTGATCGCCGTCAAGGGACACCCGCCGGTACCCGCGACCGACGCCCGGCCCGACAGTGTGCAGGAGTGGCCGCGCGGGCGGCACAGCGAGAAGCCGCACCTTTTCTATGACCTGATCGAGCGCATGTATCCCAACTGGGCGCGCCTGGAACTGTTCGCCCGCAATACGCGCGAAGGCTGGGACTGCTGGGGGAATGAGGTGGCCGCGTGAACGCCGTCCATGACTTTCAGCAGCAGAACGCTTACAGCCAGAAGCCAGCCGACGAGGCGTTTTGGGAAGCAGCGTACCGCGCCTATTTCCCCGATTTCCTGTCTATGACGCCGTGTATCCCCGACGTGAACGCGCAGCGCACCGGCGTTGACCGCGTGATCGTGCTGACCAACGGGCGCGAGGTGCGCGTGGACGAAAAGAAGCGGGCGCAGTCGTACTGCGATCCGGACGGCAACCCCGACATTCTGCTGGAGTTTCTCAGCAACGACAAAACCGGCGCGCCGGGCTGGATGAACAAGCCGCTGAACGTGGACTTTATCGCCTACGCGCTCATGGACGTGAGGACGGTCTACATGCTGCCGTGGGACGGATTGCGGCGCGTGTGGAGTCGGAACGCGGCGTACTGGAAACAGAAGTACGGCGTCAAGACGGCGGCGAATGACGGCTACCTGACGCACAGCATTCCTGTGCCGGTGCCGGAAATTTACCGGGCGATCAGCGCGGCTTGCCGCGTGCCAGTGGTTCAGGTTGTGAAGACGAGCTAGCGGAGGAGTAACTATGAACGCGTTTGTAGACATGCTGGTAGACGAGCGTGAAGCGGGCGTGCTGGAACTCAGCACCGAAACCTGCGGGTACGAGATCGTCCACACGCGCGTGACGCGCCGCGTCGACACGCTCAACCTGCCCGCGTATCGCCACGAGGTGACGATTATCGCCCGCTGGCGCGACGAGAACAGCACCCGTCCGCTGGCCGAAAGCTTCGCGGGGTACGGGCCGACGTGGGAAGCCGCCGAGACGAAAGCGCTGGCCGGTTACAACGCATGGCGCATGAAGCTGAACCGGATCGGGGGTGCGTCATGACCACCAACCCGTTCGACACAGACAGCGCCTATATCGTGCACCCGCGTGCAGCGGCCATTCACTACGAACCGCTGCCCGCCGACGCGCTGGCGCAACTGACGCGGCTGGAACGGCTGATGCGCCACGCGCCGAACGCAGAAGAACTCGACTGGCTGATCGAGCAGGCGGCGGCGGTGACGGCGGAGTGCGCAACCTGCCCGCCGCTGCCCGTGCGCGGCCAGCGCCAGCCGTCCCCGCGCCCGCGCCGTCACGAGCCGAAATACTGGCGACGCAAGGCCGGGCCACGCAACAAGAGCGGCCGGGCGAAGTCATGACTCCTGCACAGTGTATCAAGGTGATCGCAATTGATGGCGTGTTTTACCGCGCGCTGGTGCGCCCTACGCGCTACGGCGTCAACCTGAAGTGGACTGGCGTAACCGTACCCACATGCACGCATGAGCGGTTTGCGCAGGACGAAAGCGCGTTTCTTGAAACCCGCCCCGGCCTGGCCGCTGCGTTCCTTGCCGGGAAGGTGGTGAAGCTGTGACCGACCACGCCGAAGCGGCCTTTGTGCCGCTGGCCGACATGGACGACAAAGCGCTTCAACAGGTGATTTCCAGGCTGAACACGGCGGCGTATTTCGCGCTGGCCGAGACGATGGACGAGGACGCAGAGGAGAAATCAGCGTGAACGGGTTTGAGGTGGTGGTGCGGCGCGTGCGCGGTTCGGAGTGGGTCGAGGGCCAGTACGTCGACATGGCCGCTGCGTATCAGGCGCGGTCGGCGCTGGTGGCGAAATATCGGGCCGTCGGCTTCATCGGCGGGCGAAACGCCGCGGGCGTGTACCGCCTGTCGGCGCGGCGCGAGGGCGTGCGGGTTCGGCTGGCCGTGTACGTGCGGCCCGC